CACGCGTACGCTTTAGCCAGTTATTGAACAAGATGGACATTAGTTTGCTCTTTTCTCGTGAATAGATCTAGTGCCTGTGATAAGTTAACTGCCGCGTCTCGACGTGTAGGCGTATGTTCAATATACGAATCACGTTGATCCTTAGCAAGTTGAATACGTTCTTCCTGCGTCATACTTTCAATGCTTGACGCAAGATGCGTCCATGATGAGCCGATAAGCTGGCTTTCCTTCCAGTCTGTCGCGATAGGAGTTAAACCATTCATGCATTGAATGTATCTGTAGCTCCACCACGTGCTAGAAGAATAAGGAGGAATAAGAGCGCCAAGACCAGAAGAGATCTGCGCGGATACCTGCGCGTCTGTCCATGCCTTATTCCATTTCATAGGTACTGTCGGATATGAAAGAGTTGCGGTAGTAGACTTAACCCATTTTGTAGAGTAGTTTTCTACAACCCATTTTTCACGACGCTCGGTCTCAATCATGTCCTGCGTAGAAATTAAGTACGCGTCTAGGTTAATTCCAACAAGCGAGTCTGCCGCGCCTTCTGGCAAGTAATCTGCAACGTGCTTTACGCTATCAGTCCACGGCAACGCTGGATATAAAGTAGTCGGCCATTTCTTGTTTACAAGATGATCTATAACCTCTAGAAGGTTTTCAAGCATGTTTGGTTGAGTAGCCGAGCTAAACCCTTTGCGATATGAATAAAAAGGCTTGGTGAGGTTATCAGGGGTCTTAATCATTGCGCGTAGGCTTGCTGTAATCTTTGCGGGCTCTGGCGCGTCAATAAGCAGATGCAGCTTAGGGGAATCAAGCAGCACGTCAATAACACTTAAGGCGCCATAGACGTGATTTGCACTAAGACTTGTTAAAGGGCTAATTCCAACAAGAACAGAGTCATATTGTTCAAGATCATTTAAGTTCCAGGAAACCTCAGGGTTTGCCTGAATAACCTCGTGTCCTTGCTGCTCGAGTACAAGTTTAATAGCTCCAGCAAAAGATAACGAGCGCAAGTTAGCTTTCTCAGACGAGTGAGATGCGCTCATTCCGGTGATAAGAATTTTACTCATGCAAGAGTACCATCTGCCTTTCGTGCAAGACCTTTGTCCTCGGCAACCGCACGCTTAACGATACGGTCGCAATGATCTACAAACGCGGAGTATTCTGGCAAGTAAGGAGCAAGAGCCGCGCGTTGAGCCATAGCTGTTTCATGCAACTCTGCGTCTGTCATCTTCTCAACATCTGAGATCTTTAACTTATACGCGTCACCTAGTGGGTCACCTTCACCTTTATCGGTAACAAGGATAGAACCAACGTGCGCTGCATATAGGAAACGACTACGCCACCAGCCTGAACCAGCATGTGGATACGGTGGAGAAAGAATTCCCCAATGCTTATTGTAGAATTCTAGAACGTCCTGCTCTGTGTCAAATCTTTGTCCGCCAAGCTTCTTAATAAGCTTACGACTTCCAACAATCTCAACTGGCCAGTCTGGATTTTTCTTTTCTAGCCAAGTATCATGTGGCATAAGAGCTCCAAGCACCCAAGCCTTTTTCTTGTGCTCTGGTGGGAGCGCGGTTATTGGCTGAAGTGTTGGCACAACGGTTGACGTCGGGTCAAGAGCTTCAATAGGTCCTACCTCGTCAGGCATACGCTTACGCACAATAGCTCTGTCGCCAAATGAGTACATAGGGCAAACTGGAACCATACCTGCAGTCCAACGATCTGCTAGAAGATCGCGCGCTGCTTCAACAAGACGTTTTTCATAAGGCTGAACGTTTTCATCTGTGTCCATCATGTAGTAGCGTTCGATGTAACACTTCTTTGCAGCCGCTGGGTTCAATTCTTTGACACGCTCAAGCGCTGCCTCAATATCTGCACGACTAAAGTAAGTTGCGCCCTCTTCACCGCGATGTTCAGTTCCTACGAGTAGATGCTTGTATAACATTGCAGGTTTGCGAATCAAAGCACGAGCGCCATTGAACACTGTATTGAATTGCCAATCATCAAAGAATCCTACACAGGGAATGCCTGAGGACAAAGCGTAAAGTGCGCCCATCGCACCTTGACGACCATTTAATGAATTAAGTGGGGCAAGATTGATCCATAGAACGTCATAGCCAGAAAGATCTTCGCCTGGAGTAATTTTACGCCAGTCAACTTCATGTCCAGCTTCGCGCAAAGCTTTTGCGATAGACGCAGGTACGTCAATCTTTTGTATTGTACGTTTTTCCGTGTTGATTTGCAACGCGGTAAAACCACTCATCAATACCTTCATGCCCACTACCTTTCTAAGTAGATTTGGAATATCATCTATTCACTGTACCAGGAATAGATGATAAACCAGACTTACTTAGTCGATTAGAACGGTGCTGTCGGCGGGGCTGCAGGAGTTTCTGCTACTGGAGCTGCTGCAGGCGCGGGCGCTGGTGCAGGAGCTGGTGCTGGAGCAGGTGCAGGCGCTGCCGCTGCTGCTGCTACTGGAGCAGCTGTACCTGTTGCAACGTAGTACATCTTGATTTCGTTCTTCTTTTGGCCCTGCCATGTGCGCGAGCCAATCTGTGCACGAAATGCGCGTCCCTTAGCAGCTTGCTCGATTGCAGCGTTAGAAGGACTTGTTGCAAAGAACTCACGGCCTAAGCCTAGAGCGCCCATCTTGCGGAAAAACATACCAAGAGCAGCAGGTGATTCTGGAGTAACAACTAAGTTATCCCAAACAAGACGCTTGTTATGCGCGCCGCCCTGGACCTGTGCTTTAAGCGAGAACATAGTCTTGCCTGATTGTGAAACCTTTGCAACGATTTCTTGAACTACGAGATCGTAGTCACCGTCTGGTAGTGGTTCGTAACTGCCTACATCTCCGGCGTCTTTTACAAGATCGCCCCAATTGAGTGAACTCATCTGGTTTATTCTCCTGACTTAGTTGTTGGTGGTGTTACTGCTGGTGTAGTTGGACCGAAGATCATGTCTAGCATGCGCTCGATACCAAGGTTTTCTTGTTCAACGATCTTTCCAAGTCGACCTTGTACTCGCTCGCCTGCTTCGTATTCGTCTGTGCGTTCTACGTACATACGACGTGCCTTAAACGGTGATTGCAGTGGATCTGGATTTGGAAAAGTTTCCACTGTAATTGCGCCAAGGATGTCATAGAAGTATGGTGCTTGAATTGCAAGCTGACCCTGTAGGTACGGACGTGAACGTCCGTCTGCTCCAGGACGCGCCATAGCAGTCAATACAACAGCTTCTAATGGCTGTGTAGGGTGCATTGTTAAGTCACGTAGGTCACGCAATAGCGCACCCATGTGACGAAGCAACTCGCCCCATTGTTGCATCTTCATTTGTTCAGTGCCTGCGATTGAGTCCATGCACTTCACTTGAAGTTCAGAGATGGAATCAATGATAAGCGACTTGAATTGGTGCTTTCCAGTTTGTAACCACTGGAATGTTTTAAGAACAACATCGTAGTCGCGAACGTTAACGACTACCGTGTCCCAGGTGCCATCGGCAACTGGAGGTTCTTCTCGAATAGGGTCCCAGTACTTAACGGTGATAGGTAGGAATCGATGCCCACCCTCAACGTCAAGCATGAGACGTGGATATGGTGCGGTTACCGCGAAGGTTGATTTACCAACCTTTGATTCGCCGTAAACCATGATTGTCAACGAACGTTGTACGTCAGACATCACTGTTTCCTTTCATCTCTTTGTGTTTGTTTAACATTATTAAGCGTTACCCTTCTTCTCTTCTACACCGTAATAGGCGTAAGGATCTGACGGTTGGAACGCGTCTTCAAGTGCAGCCTCAGCCGCAGACCCGTCATCAAACATCGGACATATTGAGAAGAATGAGCATTTCCATTTGCAATCACGTGAAGGACTAGGATACACAATGAAACGATGATCCCCACCTTCTTCAAGTGCCTTACGTGCAGCCATCATGTTTGTTAAAACACCGTGGATACGTTGCCAAAACGAGCGCAAGGCAAACACATTGTGACGAACTTCAATTTGCTCGTAGAACGGAGGCTTTGCGTTTGCAGAGCGCTTGACCTTCTTAAGCATAGTAAAAATTCCGCCTTCAGAGCGTTCACCTTCTTTGTTTTGCGCTGTCTCTAACGTCATGTAGGTAAGAATTTGTTCGTTCATGTGCGCCATAGCAGAGAAGTCTGTGAATGAACCGCCGACTGTCTTAAAGTCGCGAAACATACGCACCCCGTCAGCCTTGCGACGTACACGCATATCAATCTTGCCTTGTAGGATAACCTCGCCGTTAAGCAAAGGCATCTCGATGATCTCTTCAGTAGAAATCATTTCTAGTTCAGCGTCAATTCCATTTTCATCGACCCACTGTAGGTAGCCTTCAAGCATGATGCGTCCAAGCTCTGCCTCAGAGTCTAAATCGTATGTATCGCGAAATGATTCCTCAAGAATAAGCTTATCCTTTACGACAAGTTCAGCGTGAGCGTCAAGTAGTGGGATGCCCTTGCCGTAGTACATGTCAAGTGCCTCGTGAACACGAGAACCAAGCGCAAGTGCACCCGTCATCTGTTGAGTTCTAGGTTGTAGGCGACGGTAGTAGCTAAGCCACCATCGTCTGCGACAATCTTTAAAGGTCTGGATCTCGGAGTTAGAGATTCTTATCGGCTCGGTCATAGCTTTCCTGCCTTATCGTCTTTGAGTAGTGAGAGAAGCTTATCTTTATCTTTTACGATTTGTTCAAAGTTATCAGCCTTTGTTGACAAGACTTGAATAACTCTTTCCTCGATAGAACCGTCTGTAACGTAGTCTGTAACGATGATCGAGTCATGGATTTCAGATCCGATACGGTGCACACGGTCAAGCGCTTGCTTGTGATCTACAAGTGACCATGGGCGTTGCAACATCACTAGACGACGAGCGGCGGTAAGCGTAATACCAACACCGCCAGCCTGAGCTGTAAAAAGTATCCACTTGATCTTGCCAGATTGAAAATCGTCAACCGCTTGTTGACGTTCATCTTCATCCTGGGCACCAGTGATGAGACCATGTGGAATCTTAGCCTTAGTCATTTCTGCACTAAGTAAATCAATCAACTGGCGTGACACCGCGCACACCGCAACCGAATCATCTCCAAAGTCGCCGTTTTGAATGTCGTCCATAAGAGAATCAACCTTACAAGAAGGCTCGGCAAGAATTGCACGCATCTCGCCAGTTTCTTCGTTTACGGCCATCTCAGCGTATGAGCTTGCAAATTGAAGTAGACGAATTGTTTGTGTCAATGCTGAAGGTGCGGTAATTGCTTCTCCAGATTCTAGCTCTGCAATCATCGTGTCGCGCATTTGGTCATAAGCTTTCTTTTGCTTAGCAGACATTTCAATATCACGGCGTTCAAACATCATTTCAGGCAGCCAAGGTAATACCTTTGCCTTGAGCATACGACGCATGCGTGGATTTATAGTTGCGTAGAACTCTTCCTCCATATGAGGCTTTACACCTAACACCATCATGCCACCAAAGGCATTCAACATTACGTTGACCATACGGTCAACCCAACGAGTCTTGCTTGGCCACTCTTCAGGCGATAGCCAGTGAAGAATTGACCATAGGTCTAAAACGTTGTTTGCGATAGGTGTGCCTGTTAGCGCAAAGCGAATATCTGCGTTGCCAGTTGCAGCCCATAGGGCACGTGATTGCTTAGACTTTGGCTCCTTAGAGCGGTGGATCTCGTCGGCAATAACTGCCTTGAAATCAATCTCGTTAAGTTCTCGCTTGTGAACCTCGCAGCGATTTACAGTGACCCTTTCGTCATGCCCACCGCATTCTTGACACCGCGCAAGGGCAATAGAGCCGTACGAAGCGAGTCGAGAATGTGAGCGCAAAGACTCCCAGTTAATAACGTATACGTCAGCATCGTTCTCAAAAATCTTCCTTCGTTGAGTCGCTGATCCTTTAATGACTTCTACATCAACTCCAGGCCACCACATGTCAAACTCGCGCTTCCAGTTTTTCTTCAATGTGTTAGGGCAAACGATAAGCGCAGGGAAGACATCTTCCCCGTTATCTTGAAGCTGTTTTAATGCTCTAATTGCCTGAGCTGTTTTACCGAGACCAGGTTCATCTGCTAGTAATGCTCTACGGGCAACCGATAGGAATTTAACACCTGCCCGCTGGTGTGGGAACAGGTCCTCGTTGCCCTCTTCCAGGGTTTCTAGGTCACGTAACCTGTTCGCCGGGGTAATACGTGTGGTAACTTCGTTAGTTGCCCAGGCGGTCAATCTAGGGCCAATTTGAAGGTCAGTTTTGAAGGTAGAACGCAGCGCAAGGCAGGTTGCCCAACTTGTAGGCACGTTCCAAACCTGAGTCTTTGCGTCCCATTTTGCTCCAGGAATACTTTTACATAGTTCCTTAAGACGCCACTCAGTATTGATAACTACGTGCTTGCCTGACTCATCAAGCTCTACGTCAACTGGCACTGTTTGTCGTTCCTTTCGTCATTACTTCGCTATACTAACAGGATTTTACAGAAATTGTCTATTGTTTCTGCTTAGTATCTACTTTATTTATTGTAGGAGCCTTCTAGGGATCCATCCTAGCTTTACGCACTGTAAGAGGGCGTGTCGTATTGAATCTAGTGCGTGTCCTTCACCACCAACAAACCAATACTCAAGCTTCTTAAGTTTAGGATTATCAAACATTGCCTTGGCGTCAGAAGGTGATTGGAAGATGATGTCATCTGCCTTTCTTCCTGCGTCCATAAGGCATTGGCGCAAAATTCCAATTTGCTCGAGGCTGTAAGGAGCTTGGGTCTTTTTTGCAGTCTGAGCGTTAATGATAAAGCGCTCACAGACAACAGTCACGTCAGGATATTCAACAAGAGTGTCACGAATAGGCTTAGCGTATTCTTCTTGTTGATACTCACCTGCCCAGATTAAGACTGGCTCCTGCCCTCGCTCAAACGAGAACAAGGTCATGCCTGTTGCCTTGCCTGGGTCTATCGATAAGATCATCTTCATTAGTACTTCTCTCCCCAGTTTTCCATAGGACCGTCAATGCCAGACGTAAGAGGCACTGCCCAACCTTCTGTAGTTGTCATGCACTCTTTAACAATACGTTTAATTTCTTCAACGTCCTTACGCGGTGCGTTAAGAACAATTTCATCGTGTACAGGGACGATTAGCAGTTCGGTTAAATCTGCCTGATCTAGTTTTACAAGGTTAGACTTAAATACCTCAGCCGCACCTCCCTGGATCAAGTAATTTAATAATGTGTAAGCACGATCTTCATCACAAGGAAGACGACGACCTGTCCAGGTGTAAACATATCCTTGCCCTTCTGCCTTTAGGCGACGCATTCCAACGTCTTCAATCTGTCGTTGAAATAGAGCCATACCTGGGAATCGCGTATCAAGTGAATCCGATACCGTGCGCATCTGGTTTTCAGGAACGCCTGCTGTTAGAGCTTGCTTAGAGACTCCTGCGCCGTAGAGACGACCGTAGATAGTTCCCTTAATGAGGTTACGGCGCTTGTCCGACCGTTGCATGTTTGGGTCGTTGTAGATTTCACGACCAATTTCAGTGAACGGATCTGACCCCGTTGCGTCAGCTTTGTTGAAGAGCGAGATAAGATTTGTATCTTGTGAGAGTGACGCGAACATTCTAAACTCAACCTGGTCAAGGTCTGAGGTAACGATGACATGATCTTCGTCCTTTGGGATAAACGCACGGCGCACGACATCATCACCCTTAGGTAATGTCTGCAGTGCTGGGTTTTGGATTGACATACGCGAAGTACGAGCGCCAAGCGTTTTTACAGATGGGTGAACAAATCCGTTTACGTTATCATTTAAGAAGTTAGAGAAATACGTATTAGCAAGCTTATCTGCCTTGCGTTGCTTTAATACGATTTCTGCTAAAGCCTTTACCTCGTCGTTTCCTTCAATAGAAAGAAGCTTAAGTTGATCCTTAGAAGCTGATTTTTGTCCCGAAGGAGTGTATTCGTTAATCTCTGCGCCAAGTGACTCAAACAAACGAACCAATTGAATGTTACTACTAATAGAAACACCGTCATACTTTTGCTTGGCCC